GTCGTTGTCCAGTCAGCCATGACGCGTCTCCTCTTCCCGCTTGCCGTAGAGCCTTTCGCCGAGTTGACGGACAAGTTCCCGTTCCGGCCAGGTCAGCCGGCCGTCGTCGATGGCGACGGCCAGGAGACCCTGTTCGCGCCAGCCGTCGCGCTTGACCTCGTCGGGGCCGCGACGCTGGCCGCCATAGCCCTTCGGCGTGAACCGCATGCCGTTCATCGCGCACCTCCACAGGTTTCGATGGCCCAGAGCAGGATCGCGATGGCGTCGGCTTCGTCGTCGTCGGCGGGCGAGAAACCGTGCGCACGGGCGGCGGCAATCATCGCCTCCTTCGGGGCGTTGCCCTTGCCCGTGGCATGGCGCTTGATCGTTCCGACCGGGACGCCCTCGTAGGGGATGCCGCGCAGCTCCGCCCATGCGGTCAGCGTGGCCATGAGCCCGCCGTAGACATGGGCTGCATCGGTGGCTGCGTGACGACAGACCTCCTCGTACCAGATTGCGGCGATGGGACCGGACAAACGTTCGATCTCCGCCAGCCAGTTGGTGAAGCGGAGATACCGCATGCCACCGCCGTCGAAGCGACCGGGGCGGAATGACGCCGTGCCGGAGGTGATCAGCCCATCGGCGGAGCGCAGCGCCCAGCCAGTCATGGTGCCGAGATCGAGCGCGAGCATCACCCGACCGGAAAGGACGACGGGCGGCATGTCCGGAACCGCTGCATGACCGGTGGTGGCGGGTGTCAGGTCAGCCATGGGTGATCTCCTCTTCTGGTTGGCTGCTCGATTGGAAGGACGACGGCAACGTGGTGCCTGACGGTGTCGGGTCGTTGTCGTCGGATCTTGGGGTGGTCAGGATTGGGCACCTGCGGGAACACCCGGCGCCGTATCGGGGGCCACACCCATCGGGTGGCCCCCATACGAAGTATGGGGCTTGCTCTTCTTCCTCATCCGAGACTGGCAAGTGTCTGTTTCCATGGTGTTTTCTCCTGATTTTATGACAGAGGGCATGACAGTGGTCTTTGTCATGGCTCATCCCCAAGCCGTTGATTTCATTGCGGATATGACAGAGGCATGAGGATGAGAGAGGCCTCTGTCATATGACAAAGTCATTCCTCCAGGCCCTCCGGATAGACCCAGACCGCGGGGTTCTCGACCTCCCGCGCACGACCGGAATGGGGGCATTTGAAGTGGGTCGGAAGCACCGGCTCGCCTTCCGCCAGGACTTCGCCCGTGTCGGGATCGATCGCCGGATCGCGGCCGAAACGCATCTCCTCGACACAGAGGTAGCCGAAGTGCGAGCGGGTCGCCGGGAAGCCATGTTCGGCCAGATCGCGGCGAAACTTCACGAAGCCTTTCGTCGCCAGGACGTTCAGGCGCTGCCGGATGGTGAACTCGCTTCCCAGACCATGCTGGTTCTCGAAGGCGGCCCCGGATTGCGTCGAGGTGTAGAGACGCCCCTCGGCGGCTTCCTCGAACAGCATGCTCAGGATGACATCGCCCTTGCGATTGCGCTCGGCGTCGTGTTTCGCGCCGACCTCCTGACGCACCAGGCGCTCGTTCATCGGGTTGATCTCAACCCACGCGCCGTGTCGCTTGTCGATGAGCTTTGCCGGTAGCGCGGGGCCGTTGCGCAGCTCTATCTCCAGCCTGCGGACGCTGCTGTCCTCGTCGGGCCGGTGCATGAGCAGCCCCGAGGTGTAGAAGCCGCGCAGCGCGCTGGCGCCGGAGAGTGCGAGGAAGGGGTCGTCCTTGACCTGGTGCTTGCTGGCCTTGCGGGTGTGGTGGGCGAGGATGACGCCCGCGTCCGGATTGACCGCCTCGCGCAGGAGCTCGACCCGGTCCTTCAGGAAGAACATCATGGCGGTGTTGTCGTTCTCGCCGCCACCTTCCGGCCCGCCATCGAAGAGGTTGCGGATCGGGTCGATGACGATGATGTCGGGCGGCGCGTCGGGGAATGCCGCGCGGATCGCCTCGGCCACGCGGGCGACGCCCTCCGCGTCGAGCAGCAGCTTCAGTTTCGGCGTGGCGATGAAGGTGTCGCGCGCGGCTGCGATCACGGCGGCGGGCAGCGCGATCTGCTGCATGCGCTCGCGCAGGTAGTGATACTGGATCTCTGCCTGCAGGTAGAACACGCGCAGCGGCCGGGGCGGCGTGAAGCCGAGGAACGGCACGCCAGCGGCCATGTGCACGAGCCATGAGATCAGGAAGTCGCTCTTGCCGACCTTGGGCGCGCCGCCCAGCACCAAGAGACCGCCCGGGGTCAGCACGCGGGGGCCGATGATGTCCTCGGGCATCGGGCTCGTGTCGTCGAGCAGCGCGCCGAGGCTGAAGGTCGGCAATGGGCTGGCCGGGGCGTCGGCGTGGGCCGCACGCAGGAGCGGAGGGCCGTTGCGCTTCACATGCAGCGCCCAGAGGCGTTCAGACTCGGCCTGCAGCCGATCAAGCGGCCAGGACGGGCGCAGCATGGCGGCGTTGTAGCCGCAGATCGCCTCCCAGCCCGCGAAGGGATCGAGGCGGCCCTCGTGCACAAGGCGGACGTAATGGCCGATGGCGGCGCTGGCCCCCTGGAACCGGGACCAGTCGTCCACCGCGCCCTCGCGCACCGGTGTGGTGAGCACCGCGTCGAGGCCGGGCGTCGCGGTCGGCGCGGCCGCGTCGCGGGCGAAGCCCACGCCCGGCAGCGGCGGCATCTCGGCGACCTTTTCGGCGAAATCCGCAAGATCCACCTCGACGTCGCGATGTTCGCGGATCTGCACGAGGCGCTGGTGGCCGTGCTTGTGATAGACCGTGCCGGGCACCCGGATCGGCTGGTGTGCCGAGCGGAAATGCGTGTCGCCGCCGACCTTTACGGCGATCTCGCCGCGAAGGCGGCAGAGGGTGGCCAGGTCGTCGCTCTCGGCGGGCTCGGTCAGTTTCCACCAGACATGGAGCTTCGCGGCGCCCTCTGGCGTGCGCCCGCCGCTTTCGATGATCAGCGTGGGCGGGCCGAGGTGGCGGGTGACGTGGTCCAGCTTGGCCGGGATGTCGCCCGCGTCGAGATCGACGACGATGGCCTGCATCTGAAGGACGTCTGCGGCGCGAGCGTGACCCTGTTCGGCGACGGTGCCAGGGATGACATAGACGGCCGCCCCCTCGCGATTGGCCCATGTGGCGAAGGTCGCGAGTTTCTCGGGCGCGGTGTCGTCGGCGGGGATCCAGATGTTGTGCGGCTTGCCGTCCCGGCCCTGACCCTTGTCGACGAAACCCCGGAGCGGGATCAGCCCCTCGCACCAGCTGAACACGGTGTCGAGGAAGACGGCGATCTGCCCGGGGTCGGGGTCGCAGCCGAACGGGTTCTCGGACGGTGGCCCGTCGTTGAAGTCCATCCACGGGTTGAAATGCAGGACGCCGTCGTCGCTCATGCCGGCAGCCCCCAGCAGCGCTCGGACCACGGGCAGAAGCGGCATTCGAAGAAGTCAGGCGTAGTGGCGACGCGCGGCAGCAACTCGCCCGCATCGGTCGCCTGCAGGATCCGCACGCCCCGGTCGGACATGCGCTGCGCGAGGTCGGCGTCGAATGGCACCAGTTCGTGGTGCATCTCGGCCGTGTCCTTGTTGATCGCGGTGAACACGGCAGGCGCGGCGCTGATGCCTGGCACGCTGGTTTCCATGTAGGCCTGATAGAGCGCGATCTGGGCGGCGTAGACCGGCTTCGACTTGGTCACGCCGTCCTTGACGCAGGCGCGCCAGTTCTTCGCGTTCATCGTCTTGCATTCCCAGAGCGCGGGAACGGCGAGACCGAAGCCCTCGGGCCCGGCGGCAATGATGCCGTCGACATGGCCCCGGATACGCCCGCCCGCGACCGAGAAGCCGAACTGGCCGCCATCGGGCCGGTTGCCCTTGCGGGTGTAGAGGTCGAAGCCCGCGCCGCGCAGCCAGGCGACGGCCAGATCCTCGAGCGCATGGCCGATGGCGAAGATGCGCAGCGATTGGCCGCTGAAATCCTGACCCTCGTCCTTCGGCGTTGCCGTGAACTCGAACTGCAGGGCGCGCTCGCAGGCATGGCCGAGACGCGAGCCGCCGAGGTAGTCGCGGGGCGGCCGCGTCGCTTGATCGGCGGTCAGCGCCCGGTCGATGGCGGCGTTGACCCGGTCGGCGAAATTGGGCCGATGATTGTAATCGAGAGTCAAAACAGCACCTCCGGCGTCTGCGCCCGGGCGATGTCGGACATGGCTTCACGGAAGCCTTCGACAGCTTCCTCGATCAGCGCGCGCACCTGCGGCTCGGTCAGGTCGGCGAGCGGAGTGGCCCAGCCGATCTCGTCCATCAGCAGCGCCACGCGCTTCATGGTGGCGGTGATCGCGGCGCGCTCTTCCTCGGTCAGGTCAACCATGGCGAAACGCTCCCGCGCCAGGCGCGTCCAAAAGGACTGGCAGGGCATCGAGCAGAACCAGACCGAGGGCCGGGGCCGCCTCATTCGGTGCGGATCGAACCAGCCAAAACCACGGGTGGGTTGCCGGCAGACAGCACAGAGCGTTCCACGCGGATGCCAGAGTCGCCGCCGGTCCTCGGCCGTGATGGGGGTGGATGTGGACATGGGTCATGCCGCCCTCCGTTCGGGGCTGGCCGCGCTGTCGATCAGCTGGCGGATGGCGCGCTTGTTGAAGCCGAAGGTCATCAGCGCCGAGGCGCGGTAGCGCGTCAGGCCGAAGTCGTGGCGGCACTCGGGCGGCAGGTACTGCAGCTGCTTTTCCGTGGGGGGCTGGCGCAACCAGGAGCGGGTCTTGAAGGCGCTCTCGTCGGTCTCGTGGGTGTTCAGCCAGTCGTCGGCCTGCGCGAGGCAGACCGTGCGCTCGCCGACGCCCAGCAGATGCGGGCGTTCGCCCTTCGCCCCGCCGATGGCGTACCAGACCCCGTCCAGCCAGAAGATGCCGCCCCAGGCGGCGAAGCCCGTGGCCATCAGCGCGTCGTCCGTGCCGTAGAGGTCGACCCACGCGAAACTGGACCGCTGCAGCAGGTCGATCTCGGTCATCATGAAGCCCGAGAGCGGCGCGGCGGCCCCGCCTTCGCCCGCATCCAGATCCTCGCGCGGGAACGCCTCACCGCAGAGTGGGCATTCGGTGGCGGCCAGCGGGATCTCCGCCTCGCAGGCCGGACAGGTCTTGGTCGGCGCCTCGCCGGTCTCGGTCTTGCCGTCGAGATCGACATCCTGTTCCAGCGTGCCGTGGATCAGGCTCGATGTGCCGAAATCCAGCACGACACAATCGGTCTTGACGATTCCGGGATGTTCCTCGGGATCGACGGTGCGCAGGCCGCGCCCAACCATCTGGATCATGGTGGACTTGTAGGAGCTGGGGCGCAGCAGCACGACGCAAGAGGTGGGCGGATGGTCCCAGCCCTCGGTCAGCACCGCCACGTTGACCACGACGCGGATATCCCCCGCCGCGTAGTCGGCGAGGATCGCCTTGCGGGTCTCGGCCGCCAGATCGCCATGGATCAGCGCGGCGGAAACGCCCGCCGCCCTGAAGGCGTCGGTGACGTGTTCGGCGTGGGCGACGGTGGAGCAGAACACCACGGTCTGCCGGTCGCCCGCCTTTTCCTTCCAGTGGCGGATCACCTCGTCGGTGACGGGCGCGCGGTCCATGATGCCCGCGACCTCCGCCATGTCGAAATCCGACATGGTCTTGCGGACGGATCGCAACTCGTCCTGGACACCGACATCGATGACGAAGGTGCGCGGCGGCACGAGGTGGCCCGAGGCGATCAACTCGCCCAGCCGCACCTGATCGGCGACATTGTCGAAAACCTCGCGCAGGCCCTTCCGGTCGCCCCGGTTCGGGGTGGCCGTGACGCCGAAGATCCGGGCGTCGGGATTGGCCTCGCGCACCCGGTCGATGATGCGGCGGTAGCTGTCGGCGACGGCATGGTGCGCCTCATCCACGACAAGCAGATCGAGGCGGGGCATGTCGGCAAGGTTCGAGGCCCGCGCCAGCGTCGGCACCATGGCGAAGGCGACCTGGCCGGTCCACGATTTCTCGGTGGCGTCGATGACCGAGGTGGCGACGCCCGGCACCACGCGCTGGAACTTGGCGCGGTTTTGCGCCGTCAACTCGTCGCGATGGGCCAGCACGCAGGCCTTGGCGCCGTCGCCGATCATCTCGCCGGTGACCGCCGAGAGCATGATGGTCTTGCCCGCACCGGTGGGCGCCACGCCCAGCGTGTTGCCGCGGGAAGCGAGCGCAGCCACGCTGCGCTCGACGAAGGTCTTCTGGCGGGGGCGCAGGCGCATGGCCGGTCTCCCCCTTACTGCGCCCAGCTCGGCCGACCGGCGGCGCCGGGGGCGGACGCGGGCTGGCTGGGCTGGGTGGCCGCAGGCTGTTGGGGCGTGTTTCCGGCGCCACCGAACTGGAGACCCGCCGTGCCCATGAGCGCGGCATAGTCGCGGTGATCCGGGGTGACGGCCGCCCTGATCTCGTTCTTGTCGTCGCCGTTTGCATCCGTGCCGATGTCGATGCGGGCGACGAACTCGATCCCGTCGAGATCGGCGAAACCGCCGATCCGCCGTGCGGCCTGAGCCTGCGGGGTCTGGTCCTTGTCAGAAATCCCGCGTGCCGAGTTCAGCATGCCGCGGATCAGGCCGCGACCCATGTTGCCCCAGTCCGGCCCCTTGGGGCTGTAAAGCCCGATCAGCGTGAAGATCTTGCGCCGGGCATATTGCCCCTCGGTCACCGTGAACTCGCCGTTCAGATAGACCGCGCCGGTCGAGCCGCGCGTGGCATAGCCGCCGGTCCAACCCTGCGAGGCGTCGTCGAAGCCGCCGGGCCGGATGGTCAGACGCACCTTCGCCAGCGTGCCCTTCGGGATGAGGTTGGTGTTCGACTGCGCGTCGTTGAAATCGTTCCAGGAACCCATGGGGAACCTCCTTTTCTGGTCAGGATTGCGGGTTAGGTTGATCGGCCGGAGCCGGATCGGCGGACGGCGGGGTGTAGGTCAGCCGGGCGGAGGCCGGGCTCACGGGCGTCCGGATCTTCGCGATCAGGCGGCCGAGATGCGGCTCCTCGATCCGGTCCAGACGGCCGGAGCGGTCCTTCGCCGGGAAGCCCCAGGGGTTGATCGTCTGGCAGACGAAGGCCCGGTAGGGCTCGCCGCCCTCGGACTTCAGTTCCGCCATGGTGATCACCTCGTCGACGATCCCCGGCAGTTCGAGCCCGGTCTTCGAGCCGTCGATCTGCGGCTGGAAGACCTTGCGGTTGAAGTCGTCGAGCCTCTCGTCGAGGATCCCGACGAACCACACGTTCTTCGCCCGCGTGTGCTGGAGATGGGTCAGCCAAGCGATCATTTCCCGGCCGTGGAGGCCGTAGGCGCCGCGCATGTCCGGCTTCCCGGTCTTTTCCGAGAAGGCCTCGGGCTGCCCCTTGCACCAGCCGAAGCAAAGGCGTCCGGCGACGGTGATCGAGTCCACGAAGATCGTTTCGTAGCGGTCGAGCGCGGCCGGATCGCCGAATTTCTGGCAGACGGCGGCGTGATGCGCCGGGCTGTAGGGTTGCTCGTCGCGTAGCGCCGGGTTCGGCCCGCCGATGAACACGGCAAAGTCCCGGCATTCGGTCCAGGTCCGCGGCCGGATGCTGTCGCCTGCCCAGCCCTCGATGGCGAGATCGCCCGCCTCGAGATCCATGAACAGCGTGCGGTCCGGATCGAGGGTCCAGAGCAGCGAGGTCTTCCCGATGCCGGATTTTCCGAAGATGCAGCCCTTGACGCCGCGCTGTTCGGACAGCCGCTGATCGGCGCTGATGATGGGGAGGCTCATGCGTCGCCTCCCTGCGGCAGGATCTCGATCTTCAGTGTGCCCGGACGCACGGTGCGCGCGGGCTCGAAGCTCGCCCGGATCGCATCGGGCCAGGCGGTGTATTTCCGCTCGGCCACCTTGAAGGCGATGTCGACGTACTGGGCCGGGTCGTCCCCGGCGGCACGGATGCGCTCGACCACGGCGGCGAGGCGATCCTGGTCCCAGTCGACCCGCTTCGGCATATCGGCGACGACGGTGAAGTCGCCATCGTCGAAGCGGATCGTCCCGGTATCCTTGCCCGCGGCCCGCCTCTCCACTTCCGCGCGAGTGGCGTAGCGGACTGTCAGCGCGCCATCGAGGCGGGCCTTCGCGGCCTTGATCCGGGACATGCGCTCGTCGATCTCGCGCTGCAGGATGGCGAGCAGTTCGACGGGCAGTTGGGCGATGTCCTGCAGGCTGAGACCCGGCAGGTCGTCGCAGGTAGGGGTGTTCTCGGGGAACGGCATGAAAGGGTCTCCGTGATCGGCAAAAAGGGACTGGAAGGCGGTCATCAGGCGGCCTCGCGTTCGGTGAGCAGAAGCGCGGACAGCGAGACGGCAGCGGCCTTGGGCTTGGGGCGGCGACCGCGATGTAGGCGAACAGGTCCGGTCCCGTGCGCTGCTGCACGAGATGCACGAGGCCCTGTTCGGCGGCCCAGAAGGCCCGCGAGCCGAGCCTCGACAGTTCCGCCCGTTGCTGGTCGGACAGGCGGCCGAGCATCGGGAAGATGTCGAGGACCAGAAAGCCGCGATGGTATTCCAGCCGGTCGCCCGGAACCGCCTGCGCCACCCAGGCGCAGAACTCGATTTCGGTGAGCGGCCGGCTGGCGCGGACCGTGACGAAGGGGGTGGTGCCCATGAACATGATCTCCTCCTTTCGCCTCTACTCAGGCCGCCACGAGATCGTCCCAGGCGGGACCGAGACCGTGGGCGGTGAGGACGTGACGGAGATCGGTCAGGCGGCGGTAGAGCGCTGACCGGCTCCCGAACCCCGCGGCCGCCAGCGCGGGGACAGAGCGATCTGCCAGCGCGCCGCAGAAGCGGCGGTCCTCCGCCGTCAGCTTCGCGAGCGCGGTCTCCAGCGCGCGGCGCTCGTTGCTGACCGAAACCGCGCAGCAGCTGTGGCCATGCCAGGCGGCCAGCCCGTCATCCTCGGTCAGCGTGTCGCCGACCGGCTCCTTGCTCCCGGCGAGCGGGACTTCGAGGTAGAGCAGCGATCCGCCCTGCGCGCGACGCTCGCGATGATGGCGGATCGCGATGCGCGAGGACTGATTGCGCAGGACGATGTTGGCGAAGGCGCCGATGCTGCCGCGGCGCGGATCGAAGCCGGGCAACCGGCAGATCAGGTCGACCAGCAGGTCCTGGCGGAGATCGTCGAGATCGGCGGCGGGCAGCATCAGCTTGCGGTGCAGGCGGCGCGCGGCGACGGCCGCCTCGTCGATCAGCGTGGCAAGGTCGTCGTGGGAAATGGGAGGGAGCATCTGTTTCGATCCTGGTCGTTTGCGTTGACCAGTCGAAGATGCAACCTTTTGAAATACTTTATCTCTCGGGGTTCTCCCGGAAACCTCCCGAAAACCTCCCGGTGCCGGAAAACGGATCTACGCGATGAACGCGATCCCGGAGGATGCGAGGTCGAGACGTGCGCCGACCTTGGACTTGCGGTCGATGAACCCGTTGCTCGGGACCGCACTTAGCCGCGTGTTCTTTCGGAACGCATCGCGCAGCCGGTTGATGCAGCGATCTACCTGTTCGGGATTACTCTCTCGCCCTGTGCTCGCCTGAAGCGTTGCCGCCAGAGCGTCCTTTGAAACCCAGCCCCCGGCGGCCATGGCCTCTTCCGCGAGCAGGGCGAAGGCGTCGAAGTCCCGCGGCTCGATGTCAATTTCGATGCGTTCGAAGATCACCCGGCGGCCGATACGGTCGATCTGGAGGCGCGCGTCCGGGGCCTGCTGTCCCGTGGGCACCCGAACCCGACCGAGATCGAGCGCGAAGGGGCGTTCCCGGTCGTCGCGCAGCAGATCGACGGCGCGGGCAACCTTCAGGCGGAGGCCGTCGAGCTGGCGAGCGACTGCCGTCGGCACGTCGCAATCGCCGAGACTGATCAGGGCAACAGGCGTTTCGCTGTCGATGGCGCCGCGCACATGGTCCACGATTTCTTGCGCAGTCTCCTCCCGCAGTCGGCGCACGAGGCAGATTTCGGCAGTTCGACCATGCTGTTCGTGGCGACCGAGCCGCCAAATCCTGGCCGAGATCGCAACCGGTCCCGGCCCCTTCAGTCCCGACTGCTCTCGTATCGCGCGGCAGAGGGCAGCGATGTCGATGTCGAACGACTGGATATCCAGCGCATCGACGTGACGTTCGCACTCGCCTGTCTCGGGGTCGACGACGATCAGTTCACTGTCGACCACCTGGAAAACCGCAGTGCCATCGTCGCGCTGATCCTCCCGGTCCGCCAGGACCCCGATATTGCGCAGCGATCGGACGAAGCGCGGATCATAAGGCTCAAGTTCGGCCGCACCGACGGCACGGATTGGGTGACGATCACTCTGCCGCAGCAGCAGCCTGATCAGTTCTGCGGCGTTTGCGAATGTCATTGTTTTCCAGCATTTCGAGAATGAGCCGTTCGTGCGAGTGGTCGCGCATGCTGACAGTGCGCGGCGGCCGGATCGTCACCGGGACCACGGTCTCGCTGTCGTCCACCTCGATAGTCACATCGATCTTTGCGTGGACAATGCGGATATCGTCGATCTCGATTTCCGGTGCGACGATCTTCAGGCGCTTCAGCGCATTCTCGGAATCGCCGAGCGTCAGGAACCACGGCGAGCGCCGCAGCCGTCCCGTCGTGGTGATCTGGGCCTCATCGACGCGCACCTCGCGCAGGGCGACATGGGTGATGTCGCCTTCTGGGGCGAAGTGGAACTTGAACGCCGCGCCCTGTTTCTGAAGCGGCACGAGCGTGTAGAGCTGCTCCTTCGCCGACGCCTCGAAGATATCCTCGTCCCCCAGAACGTGGCCGCCGAAGAGCTTCACAAGCTTCTTGGCATCGGTTGCCGACTTCGAGCCGACGGCGATCGCCCCCTGGCGCGGGTCGTATTCGATGGTCGACTGGACGATTTCTCGGAACTTCAGGGTGTCCTCCGCGCCTTCCTGATCGACATTCTTCGTCTCCGGCTTGGAGCCATGCAGGATCAGCACCCGCAGCAGATCCTCCTCTTCGAACCACCGCACGTCGCAGCAATGCCCGTTGTACCGTCCGGCGAAATGCAGCCGCACGGCTTCCGAGAACGCTTCCTTCACACCGATTTCCTGATGCCGGGGCTCGACGTCTTCGCAGTCGGCGTCGCGCTCGAGCTTCGTCGAGTGCGCGAGGAAGGCCGCCGCGCTCAGCGCCCTGTCGAAAAGGGCACGATGATCCAGCCACGTGGCCAAGGCCATGAAGCGCGGGGTGAAACGCAGATCGTCGGGGCTGCCATCAACACGATGGGGCGCCAGGACGTCGACGCCTGATTCCGACGCGATCTCCTGGATGATCCGGGCACCGGCTTCCGTGGACAGTGTGGAAATGTTGTAGAGAGCGAATTGAAGCTTTGCCGGAAATTTTAAATCGGCTTTGGCGAAGAGACTGAAGATGGTCTCGCGCCTTTTCGCTTCGTCAGCGGGGAGCGAATCCCAATCCAATCCGATCTGCCCGAGATACGGGGACAGAAAACGGTGAAGCATTCCGAGATCGACGGTTCTCGAGAAGGCGCGGTCGATGAAATTCCTGATCCTTTTGGACATTTGTGCTTCCTACGATCCTGAACCCTTCATTCCGAACAAAGAACACGGCTCAGGAACCGCCGGTCGGCACGCCGGGGCGCGAAATACCGCGCTGGGGACCGAAGGGCGCATTAACGCCGATTCACCTCGGGAGGAGGAAAGATGTTCTTATTGTGTTCCTGCCGCGAAATCAACCGAGAGTCGAGTCCCATGATCCTCTTGCGCCTGCTTCCGGCGATGCTTGGGACGGTCGCCAAGTCCGGTGAGTAGAGGCCCAAGGAGACGACCGCTCCGAGGCCCGCATGAAACGCCCCAATCCACTGCCACCCAATCAGATGACGCCTGCCGAGCGTCGCGCTGAATTGTGCGGGTTGCTCGCCCTCGGGCTGGTGCGCTTGATGCAACGCCAGCGGGGAGAACCTTCTGACGATACTGGAGAAATTCGCCTACACTATCCGGCTGACCGATGCCGTCATGCAACCCCGAACCCCACGGAGACCGCATGACGACACATGACCCCATCCCCGCGCGCTTGGCCGCGCTGAAGACCACCCCGACGCCAGACCTGAAGAAGCAATGGCGCGACCTGTTCGACAGCGAGCCGCCACCCTTCAACCGGCGCTACCTTGAATCCCGCCTGGCCTACCGCATCCAGGAACTCGCCTATGGCGGGCTGAAGCCTGAGACCGTCCGGCGGCTGGAATGGCTCGGTGAGGAACTCGACGGCGGCGACAAGAAGAAGCGCGGACTGCGCCTCGACCGCGACCGCCCCATCACCGGCACGCGCCTTCTGCGCGAATGGCAGGGCGTCGAATACATCGTCACGGTCACCGCTGACGGCTTCGAATGGCAGGGGCGGCCGTACAAGTCGCTGTCCGCCATCGCACGCGCTATCACCGGCACGCGCTGGAACGGCTGGGTATTCTTCGGGCTCAAGAACCACAGGGGGCGGACATGACGAAACCCGTCGTCCGCAAGCTGCGCTGCGCAGTCTACACCCGGAAATCCTCCGAGGAAGGGCTGGAGCAGGAATTCAACAGCCTGCACGCCCAGCGCGAGGCTTGCGAGGCGTATATCGCCAGCCAGCGGTCAGAGGGCTGGGTGCTGGTCCGCGATCAGTATGACGACGGCGGCATATCGGACGAGGCCGGTGATCAGGTCACAAGCGCGGTGGTCGAGGCCAGCGAGCCCCCCAAGAAAGAACGCAAGGCCCTGACGGGCAAGAACGAGGTGGCCATGCAGGCGCTGTATGACGCCCTGCGCGAACACGGCGAGACCAAGAGCGGCAACGCATACCCCAGCAACCGCAAGGTGGTCCATGTGGATCGCTGGCGGGACGCGTGTGCTGTTCACGGCCTGACCTCTGGCACAAGCGATAGCGCGGGGCGGCAAGCCTTCAAGCGAGCCAAGGACAAGCTGATGGACATGAACGAGGTGCGCGAGTGGGGCGACCACGTGTGGAGGGTGCAAGATGATGATTGAGCACCGTGACCAACGTGACATCCCGTCACCGTGCGTGACACGTGCGGCTCAATTTGGCCGTGACGAGCGTGACACACCTCTAGGAGGTGTCACGCTCGTCACGCTGGAGAGATTGGCTGCGCCACCCTCACAAACAATCGATCATGGGACGGAATATGGAAAAGCGAGATAGCAATGGCCGCTACTTGAACGGCACGGAACCTGGTCCAGGTCGCGCCTGTGGTTATGATCCGGCAATGGACGACCAAGCCTACAAACTTGCCCTGCTCGGCCTGACGGAGGGCCAGATGGCGACATTCTTCGATGTCAGCCGCAACACCTTCCATCGCTGGAAAGCTGAATATCCCGGTTTTCGTGACGCGGTTCATAGAGGAAAGGAAATCGCGGACGCCGACGTTGCCTTTGCCCTCTACAAGCGCGCCATCGGGATGACCGTGAAATCCGAGAAGGCATTGAAAAACAATCAAGGTGAGATCGTTGTCACCCAGACCATGGCAGAAATTCCTCCCGACACCAAGGCGGCCATTCATTGGCTGCAATTGCGCCGCCGAAACGAATGGAGCGCGACGGAGTGGAATGGTGGTGAAGACACAAACGAAAGCTCGAGTCGCGCGGCATTAGCCGCTTTGTCAAACAAGGAGTTGGAAGCCAAGATCAAGGTGCTAGAGGCGCGTCGGAAGTTGGACCGAAACCTCTAGACCCCATGATCGCGGTGTGAGCCTGACTGGGCTGGAACGATCACTACACCACGCTGATTTTATTCAGGAGAGATTTTTCTGCTGTCCCGGCTGACGTTCGTCAGTCGAGGTACCGATAGGGGCAGACCTTGGGCGTTGCTCGTGACGTGCTCTTCATGGGCACGCGGACTGCGGAGGCCCGATGGGGTCAGACGGGTGGAGGGCGCAGGAGTGGCAGTCGGTCTTGCTCGGCCACGTCGTTCGACAGTGCGGTCAGGCGGGCGAGTGAAATTGGGCGCTGGCCGTTCCTTTGCATCGCGCCAGAGGCGGCCCATGCGACGGGACCGGGGCCGTTGAAGACCACGCGGATCGGGCCGCCTGCGGGGCGGTGCAGGACGATCAGGTGTTCGGGCTCGTGGCGGATGGCGACGCCACGGCCCTGGGTCAGCTTGATCTCGACCTGGCGACCATCGCGGGCGCGGGCGTCGTGGCCGTGGGTGGAGGCCGGGTTCAGGTCGAGGTCGAACATGTAGGCGGCGACGACCTCGCCGACGCTGCCGACGAGATGGCCGTCGAGGGTGAATTTCCGGCCGGGGAAGATCCGTTCGAGGCCATCGGCAGCGTTGTAGAGATCGTCGAGCAAGGCGGCGACGCGCGTCCAGTCGACGTCCTCGCTCATTCGGCGGCTTCCAAGGTTTCTGGGGCGGGTTCCAGCGCCCCGTGGAGGAGGGCTTCGAGGAGGCGGGTTCGGGTGGTGTCGGTGGTGGCCAGGGCGGCCTCCAGACGGTCGCAAAGGGCCACGAGGGCATCGACCTTGGCCACGATGCGGTGTTGTTCGGCAAGAGGGGGGATCATGATGGGAAGCTCTCTCAAAACCCCTTGATTTATTTTCGGCATGGTTTTTTGAGCGCCGGTAGCGTTCGCCATCAAGTAGCCACGGGCTACAGGCGAAATGCACCATAGGTGAACGAAGCGCAGGCTCATCGCGGAAGTAATACGGACGCGCATGATAAGATCAGGATAGAGAAACTCTCTTTCAGGGCCATCGTAAATTGCCGCCATCCCGACATATTCCGGCGTGTTTCCACGCTGGAATAGCAAATCATTCGGTTGCAGCCAGAATGGTTCAGCGGCAGTCAACGAAACATCCACTCGCTTGAAGTGGCGGCCATCAAACTGACCACTGGTTGTCGCTGTTAGTGTGATTGCCTTTGGGGCCGAAGGGTTTTCGGTCTTGGTCGGAGAAAGGCCATTCTTCGGCCCATTCTCTGTGATCGCATCCAGGCTTCTCAGGTCCCAGCCTTCAGGAATGGGAAAATCGATCAAGCTCGAGTCTGCACGCGCGAATGTTCGGCGACCAAGGCTGGAAGCGATAGTGGACATCAGTTCCTGCCCAGTCCCTTCAAGCGCCTGCTGTTCCACCAATTTGCCGCGGACTGCGAGGTTGAGGATGGTTTGGCGGAGGGATTTGATCTGGTTGGGGCGCGTGGTGAGTGCGGGGAGCGCCTCGAGGGCGAAGGCGGCGTGGGTGGGGAAGTCCTCTGCCGTGGTATCTGGGGCGGTCAGGCGGGCGAGGCTGGCGGCGGTGAGCTTGTCGCGCACCTTTTCCCGCGTCTTGCGGGCCTCCTCCAACCGATCACAGAGCGCCATGAGTTCATCGACCTTGGCGACGATCCGGTGCTGCTCGGCGAGAGGGGGGACGGCAATCAACATTGCCTGAAGTTTGCCCTTGGTGATGTGGCGAAGCCCAACTCCCCCGTGGGCTTTTTCTATCATCTCGTCCAAGCGACCATTGATGGCCAGCTTTAGAAACTCAGGGGTATAGGCATCGGTTTGAAAGTCACAGCGGAAAATGTGCTGGTTCAGAACCGCTGGCCCTCGATCCCAGATGAAGGCACCGAATGAAGTGCCTGGGGTGCCGGACCAGCTGATTAGAAAGCTGCCGTTGTCGATCAGGGATCGATTCCGGGCCATGGCAGGATCGCATAAGTTATACGGCGCATCAGGGTTGTTGAGGTTTTGAATTCTGACAATTCGTAGCCCCTCTGAAATCCAATCAGTTGGCTTGAACGCCATACCGTTGAGCAAGTCCAGCTGATCGCCAATGCGCATCCATCGCCAATTGGCAGGCAATTCGTAAGGAGCATCATTGATGTGAGGTTCGAAGCCGACCTGCTCCGAAGCCTCTGAAACGTCTTGCTCCACCAGCTTCCCGCGCACCGCCAAATCCAACACGAACCGCCGCAGCCGGGCGATGGCATCCGGCGCTTCGCTGATCTGCTCGTAGACTTCCAGCAACCGTTCCGCGTTCATCGCGCCAGCGCCTCGGTCAGGATCGCCTTCAGCTCGGCCCGCAGGTGGTCGACCGAGGCTTCGGCGCGTTGCAGGTCGGCCAGCAGTTCCTCCGGCTCGCCATGGTCCACGTCTTCGACATGCGGATTCTTGATGTCGAGGTTGAAGCCGCGTTCGCGAATCTCGTCGATCGACACCTTCCAGGCGCGCTCGCTTTCCTGCCGCCCCTCGCGGGTCGACCCGCCCCACCATGCGGCGCAGTCGTCCAGATGCTCCAGCCGGATCGGCTTGGTCATGGAATAGGCCTTCTGCGTCTCGGGGACGCGGTGTTCCCAATACCAGATGTCCTGCGTCGGCGTCCCCTTTTCAAAGAACAGCAGGTTGGTGCCGATGGAGGCGTAGGGTTTGAAGACCGAGTTCGGCAGCCGCACAATGGTGTGAAGGTTGCATTCCTCGAGCAGGTGTTCCTTCAGCCGGGTCTTGATGCCCTCGCCAAAGAGCGAGCCATCGGGCAGGACCACTGCGGCGCGGCCCGTGTCCTTGAGCAGGCGGATGATTAGCGCCAGGAAGAGGTCCGCGGTTTCGCGGGTGCGGAAGGTGGGGAAGTTGTTCTCGATCCCGTCCTCCTCCTTGCCGCCGAAGGGCGGGTTCGACAGGACGATGTCGACCTTGTCGGCCTGTCCCCAGCTGACCAGCGGGCGGGCAAGCGTGTTGTCATGGCGGACCCAGGACGGCTCCTCGACCCCGTGCAGCAGCATGTTGGTGACGCAGAGCATGTGGGGGAGCGGTTTCTTTTCGACCGCGCGCAGGGAGGCCTGCATCAGCGTCTCGTCTTCGGGGCGCTTGATGTGTTTGTCGCGCATGTGGCGCATGGCGCAGGTCAGGAAGCCGCCGGTGCCGCAGGCAGGGTCCATGAGGATCTCGCCGGGCTTCGGGTCCATCTGCTGCACCATGAAGGCGGTGACGGCGCGGGGCGTGTAGTATTCGCCGGCGTTGCCCGCGTTCTGCAGGTCGTTCAGCAGCTGTTCGTAGATGTCGCCGAAGTGCTGGCGCTCCGACAGGTTGTTGAAGTCGACCTCGTTGATCTTGTTGATCACCTGCCGCATGAGCTGGCCGGATTTCATGTAGTTGTAGGCATCCTCGAAGACGTCGCGCACGACCTTGGCGCGGGGACCCTTCTGCGGCGACAGGATCTTGAGGCGCGGGAAGAGGTCGTCATTGACGAAGGTCAGCAGGGTGTCGCCGGTGATGCCCTCGGGATCGGCCGCCCAGGAGCGCCATTGCAGGTCCTCGGGGATGGGCGAGGAGTAGTCGTCCAGGGTGATTTCGAGCGCCTCGTCCTGGTCGTCCATGATCTTGAGGAAGAACATCCAGACCAGCTGCGACATGCGCTGCGCGTCACCGTCGACGCCGGTGTCCTTGCGCATGATGTCCTGAATGGATTTGACGAGGTTGCGGACGGACATGGTCAGGCACTTTCTTCGTAGAGCGCCGCCTGCATTTCATGCACGGCGCGGATGTAGTCCGGTTTCTTACCGAAAGCCCGGATCAGTTCAACCTCGGTGCCCATGCCGGAGAAGGGATTGATTTTCAGGATCTTGGGATCGTCGATACTGATGACGCCGTCGTCGGAGTATTTCTCGAGCAGGGCTTCGAGGACCGCGCGGGCCTGGGGGCCGTATTTCGTGAAGACATCGCGTTTCTTGACGTTCTCGGCGCGCTCCTTGCGGGTCAGCGGTTTGGCGTCAAAGGCGATGTGGCAGATCACGTCGAAGGGGTCGAGATCGAGACCCAGTTCGTCGGCGATCACGTCGAGGGGTAGCCCTTCTTCGGCAAGTTTCTCGATGAGTGCGTTCTTGCGTTCGGTCTGCTTCCAGCGACGCAGGAAGTCATCGAGGCTGGCGAACCGCTGGCGCATGGCTTTGCGTGTGTAGTCACGCAAGGACTCCGTCACGAGCCTGCCGTTCTCGTCTAGGTACTCGACGCGCTCGGCCACGATATCGGCACCAACGCCGTCGATGTAGACCTTCGGGCGCGGACCGGTGGTGGTGTCGCTCGTGATGGTGTCGTTGCGCGGATCGATCAGGACGGTTTCGTCCTCACCGATGTCATCCGGGATCGAGGTGTCATCGTTGTTGGTTGGCGTCTCATCCGGGGGGGTCACCGGATCACCCGGCCCGGGCTGGTCAATCTGGACCGGTTCGCCATCGAAGTCGGGATCGGCAAAATGGCTGGACGCCCCACGGAAATCCATCAGCGTGAAGAAAAGCTTCCGGGTGTCTTCGTGCACGCGCGTGCCGCGCCCGACGATCTGCTTGAACTCGGTCATAGACCCGACCTCGCGATCAAGCACGATCAGGCGGCAGGTCTGCGCATCGACGCCCGTGGACAACAGCTTGGATGTCGTGACGATCACGGGGTAGGAAGCCTCGGGGTCGATGAAGTTCCCGAGCTGGTCGATACCTTCCTTGTCGTTCCCGGTGATGCGCATGACATAGCGCGCGTTTTTCGCGACGAGGTCGGCATTCTCGTTGATCAAGGCCTGCCGCATACGCGCAGCGTGCTCCTGATCCACGCAAAAGACGATGGTCTTCGCCATGGGGTCCCCGCTTTCGCGAAGGAACTCGGTCACCTTCTTCGCGACGAGCTTGGTCCGGTCGTCCAACACCACGGTGCGGTCGAAGTCCTTGGCGTTGTAGATCCGATCCTCGACCTCTTCGCCGTCACGATCCAACTGCCCCTTCTCGGGGCGATACCCCTGCACGTCGCGGTCGATATGGACCTTGATGACCTTGTAGGGAGCGAGGAACCCGTCGCGGATGCCTTGCTTCAAGGTGTAGCTGTAGACCGGTGCGCCGAAGTAATCGATGTTCGAGGCATACTCCGTCTCCTTCGGCGTCGCGGTCAGGCCGATCTGCACCGCGGAAGAGAAATGATCGAGGATTTCGCGCCAGGCCGAGTCCGCCGACGCGCTGCCCCTATGGCATTCATCGATGATGATTAGGTCGAAGAAGTCCTTGGAGAATTCGCGGTAGATCTTCTGGCTCTCGTTCGGCCCGGTGATCGCCTGATACAGTCCAAGGTAAATCTCGTAGGACGAGTCGATCCGGCGCTTCTTGTCCAACGCGAGGGTCACGCTCTCCTTGGTCCCGTCCGGGCGCTCGATGGTCTTCGACTGTGTAGACAGTTTCGCCATCTTGCCGCTGAAGGGCCGAAAATCGTTGACCATGGTCTGGTCGATCAGCACGTTCCGGTCGGCGAGGAAGAGAACCCGCTTTCCCGGGAACGCATTGAGAAAGCGCCAGATGATTTGAAACGCCGTATAGGTCTTGCCTGTCCCCGTTGCCATGACGAGCAATACGCGATCCTGACCCTTGGCAATCGCCTCCATCGTCTTGTTGATCGCGTTGACCTGGTAGTACCGCGGCTCCTTGCCGGACCCGTCGTCGTGGTAGTCCTGTAGTGCGATCTTCTCTTCCGCGTCGGTCAGGCCCTTCCAGAATTTGTAGCGGTGCCAAAGCTCTTGAGGGCTGGGAAACTCGTCCATCCCCAAGGTCTGCTCGACTTCGGATGATGCGCCCGTCCGGTCATGGAAAACAAAGCCGTCGCCGTTCGACGAGAAAACGAACGGGATATCTAGCGTTTCGGCATAGCCAAGCGCTTGTTGCATGCCGCCACCGACAGGCTGGTTGTTGTCTTTCGCCTCGATGATCGCGATCGGGATGTTGGGTTTGGCCGAGAGGATGTAGTCAGCGCGCTTGCCCTCTCCTCGGCTGACCATCTTTCCGCGCACGATGATCCGCCCCTTAGTAAAGCTGACCTCTTCGCGGATCTGAGTGGCGATGTTCCACCCTGCGGTGACGAGGGCAGGAGTGATGAACTTCGTGCAGATATCGCGTTCGCTCAAAACCCGCTTGTCCATATCGCCCTACCGAACTGCTCAACCAAAGGAGTAACGCGTAACGCTACTTTGCCAATGGTTGCGGAAGCAAGGCGGCGATACTGTTTTTCGTTCTTCGCCGTTGTCCTGCAAAGAGAACAGAATTTCACGCACTCGGTTGTCGGCTTGAAGGGCGATCCGACCGTTTCTGGGAAGACTGGCTCCCCGCTACTGGAGCGACTGACCTGCCACTGATGTTTCGTCCAGCCGTGACCGGAGCCCGGTTGGTGTTTACGCCGATCGGCGCAGGTTGAGCAATCGCACGACGCGCGGAGCTTTCATCTCGCGCTGCGGGGCGGGCGATTGCGGTGGTCAGGCACCATGTCGAGGTCGACAAGCACTACTACTCGGCGCCGCACAGCCCGCTACGCGAGAAGGTCTGGGTCCGGTTCACGGCCCGGACGGTCGAGATATTCCACCATGGCAAGCGCGTCGCGGCCCACGCGCGAACCTCGTCCAACCGCCGACACACCACCGTCGCCGATCACATGCCGGCCAGCCATCGGCGCTATTCCGAATGGTCGCCCGAGCGGCTTACGTCCTGGGCGGCGAAGATCGGGCCAAACACCGCCACCCTGATCACGGTGATCCTGCGCGACCGCATCCCGAATGGCTCGGCCGGCTCGTCGAACGCGAGATCGCCAGCCGCAATACCCGCCGGTTCCAGACTCGCATGACCGCAGGCCAGCGCCAAGATCTGATGGAAGTCGTGGAGGATCGGCACGATCGCGGTTCGGTTCTGATCACCTGTATCGACCCAGCGGAATCTGCTCAGGTTAAGCCGCTAATCTGAATGCCTCGGCTGGCGTGCGCATGGCAAGCGCCTGATGAGGGCGGCG